TGAACCAAGTTGCTGTAGAGCAATGTAATCTTGTTTAAGCTGATTTAGTAAAATCGGATTAGATTGTTGCATATTTCTGATGCTCAATAGCTTTAATATGCCCCAAGATTAAAAGGTTATATCCACTTAAAATTTGATTGGTTCCATAAAAAAAGCCACCCTAAAAGGTAGCTTTTTAAATCTGCTTTTTATCCAATATTTGGTGGTACTCGCAGAACCTGTAATGAAGGTACACCCCGATCTAGCGCATCTTGGACACAACGATAATCAGGATTATTTGGTTCATAACCAAGTTCACCACGGATATTACCCTTATGTATTGTCATCGGTGCATCAAAACGCCCACGCATAAAACGACCAATAATAATTGTGTCAGTTAATGATTGATTGGTCTTTATTTCTGTTTTATCAGTTTTTTTCTGATATTGAATACCAGGCGCTTCACCTATGATTTGAGTTGTATTCATGAGTATTTCCTTAATTAAATGGATTATAGGTAAAGCCAAAAATGACCTTACCTATGAGTAATTAGTAAATACCTAAGCGTTTACCTTTTTTGAATGAACGTAAACGCTTGTTGATTGCATTTGCAGTAAAAGCATGAAGTCGAGCTTTTTTCATACCAGCTTTTTGTGCTGCAGTTAAACGAACCTTTTGACCAGGTAACCGCTTATTCACAACCGTTTTAATACCTTGTCGAATCGCAAGTACTCCACGGTAATGAACTTTTCGTCCATTTACTTTCCGTTGGCTAAATGCTCCATTTCGAGCTTTAATTTTTTTAGCCATTGAATCGAAACCTTCTTCAGTTTCATCCGCTTCACCGAAAATAAACTCTCGAACGAGTTCTTCAAGTTCTGGGCCATCGTCTGGCATATTAGCAAGAACTGTATTGGCTGCTGCTTCTAACGCCACATCAGCAACTTCTGTATCATCACTAAAGATCTCTTCAATATCAGAAGCGTCAACGCCGAATGTTAGGAAAGCATCGGACAGAGATGCCATTAAAGCGCTTTCAAAGATGCCTTCTTCATCATCTGCACCATCTAATGCATCGACAATTAATGCGTCTAAATGATCAACGCCCAGTTCACCTTCTTCAAGCTTACCTTCACTGATTGTATCTACCGTATCGGATAGAATGTTCAGAGCAATTTGTCGTACTTGTTCAATCACAGATTGCTGTTCTCGATCAGTACTTGAAACCTTACTTACAACGGTAGAGATATTCTCCGCTGCTGAATCAAAAGCACGTAAAGTTAATGGTTTTTCAGTAGTGGGTCCAAATGGATTCATCTTGATAGATCCTTAATAAAATTATTTAACTAAAACGTCGTCATCAAAAATTGCGGCACGAGTTGTACCAACAACTCCATGGGCTAAATAGAGCCGTACACGCTCATATGGATAGTCTTTGTCAGGTATTAAACTGAACTCAAAAGGTTTACCCCCTAGATCTTCAGCCGGTTGCAACCAACCGGTTGTTTCACTAGAAGCACCTTCTAAAAACTCTTGGATGTCATCACCAGCTTTTTTGATATAGTCCGGTGTAGCTTGGAACATATAAGTCCGTAGGATCTCGATACATTTATTCGTAACTCGAGCTGAAATCTCCGCGGCCGGAACTAAACGCAAAGCACTATTTTTGCTTTGGTATTGCGTAAGCACATCACTTAATACAAATAATGTAGTTTCAAACTTAACTGGGCGAACTACATTTACTTTAGCCTTAGCCAACATTTCTTGAGTCTGTTCATCTTCAAGATCAATATTCGGCATCTGGCTTAAGTTTTTTGCTGTAAATGGATAATCTTTCCAAGCTACTGCATTTTTTAACGGCGCAAAGCCTTGTTTATTTAACTTTGCGTTACGTAATAATTTATCGCCGATGTAATGGCCCAAATAATAAGCTGGGACCTTACGCCCTCTTAGTGTGACAGCACCAGATGGACGGCATAGGTTCGGACTCCAAATGAATTGAACAAACTGTGATTGTGCATCTACGCTTGTCGCAAATTGAGCTGCTTGCTCAGCTGTAAAAGTTGGGTTGATTTCAGCATCCAAAGGAATACGTAACTTTGTAGCTGCACGTTGTGCCGCAACATAAATTGGTAAATCATGAGGATTTGGTAAAGTCAGATATGCTGGTGTACTTAATTGACTCGTCAGAATTTTATATAGTTCATCTGGATTAAATGATGGTAATGATTCATCTTCCAATGCCAATGTTTTTGAAGCACGACCTAAGCTATTTGATTCGTTATAAGCATTTGATTTGAGGATTGCTTGTAACGCATCAATACCTAACGATAAATCAAAACGCTCAAAATATTCTTTCGCATCAGCTACAGCGACAATAGAAGCAGAATTTTCAATGTCTCCATCTACTAATCCCTGAACAGTAACAATTTGATCACCTGTTACCGCATCACGGATTTCCAAACGCATAGAAATATCTGCAGGACCGCGTGGGCTAGTTACTTTCGCAAAAAAGGCCACATTGATTTCTGTATTTGCAAGATAACTGTGAGTATCAAATTCCAGTTTTAGTGATGGGCTGGCCCCTGCAACAAGGGATAGCTCACCTGTACTTGATAGAGCAAGTATATTCATTACATTACACGCCCAAGGCTATTTGTTTTAAGTATTTTGAGCCGTTGGCATTTTTGATTTTCTGGCTAGTTCCAATGTAAAAAAAACCACTCGAAAGTGGTTTTTCATTTCCTAAATTTTATAATCCGCTAGCAGGTTCTGTAGGCTCTTCTGCCTCAGTAGGTACAATTTGAAGTACATTACCTTTCAAGCCATTAATTTGATCTAGGTTATCTAGCAATTGTTTATGAGCTTCGTCACCGATCAAAGTGAATGTGACCTTTTGACCAGCTTGTACCAAAACTTGTGTAAATGGTTCGGTAATGTCACTTAAACCGTTATTTTGAAGTGTAATACTTCGTTCAGTAGGATGATCACCAACAGCATCCATAATTGGGTTCGTGCCATCAATAATGAAAATAGTCATCTTGTTACTCAACAGTTAGATTCTTACCAAGCCCCTTCAACTGACGTAAGTTTTCCAGTACTTGATGTTTAAATGTTTGGTTATGACACGTAATACTTGCTGTTTTACCTGCCTCAATAGCAACACGTGATAACGGTTCTAAAACTGTTGCAAATCCGTTATTAGTAACTTTAATAACTAGCGGATCCACGCTACTCCCACCTGATACTGTTAACAAATCCGTAATGGGAGTATTAACTTTAGAAGTATCAGTTTCTTTAAGGACATGATCCGATTCCGTCCCCACATCATCACCAGACTTACCACCATTTGAATCTAGATCATTTGAAGGTTTGACAGAATCATTCGATGTTTCAGTTGGATTTCCATTTTCTTGAGTATTGGACTCTTCATTATCTGAATCGCCATTTTTCAAATCAGTAGGTTTATTACCTTCATCTTGAGATGCGCCGTCTTCAGGACCTTGGCTATTTAACAAATCACCTTGGTCTGAAGCTTTTTCATCACCAGCTTGGGTATTCTGTGTTTCTGTAGTTTTATTGGTTTTATTACGTGTGTTTTTTTGTTTAGTAGTCGCTTGTTCGTCAGTTGAAGCTAAAGTTTCGTCAGTGTTTTGTGTTGCAGCAGCCATGAGATTTTCCTTTCAATAAATAGGGTAAAAAGGCGCATCGAAATGCGCCCTTATCTGTTTTACTTACGAATTTTTGAGAGATGGCATATTGATACAGTGGATGACATAGCTTTGATCAGCATAACGTTCTAACGGGTTCATTTCGGCTGCTTGAGCACCGATTAAAGTAAGTACTGATTCACGCGCATCTGGTCGAGTTTCAATAACTGAAAGAGGCGTTTGAATAAAGCCAACGAACGGCGCACGAATTGGCTCATTACCACGACCAACTAAAAGCATATCAAACGCTGTATCTGCTTCAGCTACAAGCTCTTGTGCTGTCGGTGCGTGGTAAACGTTTGTACCATCTGCAAGAGTACCAATACGGACAATTTGACCATAACCAGCAGTGTATCCGGTTTTAACTGGCATCTTGTCGCTTGACAGTTGATTAAAGAATACTGACCCAGTATCGCCAACATATAAGTCAAATGCTACGGTAGAGCCACCAGTACGTTGGTTAATATCCAATTTGGCCGCTGCAATAAATTTATTTACTTCCGCAAACAAGTCACCTGAAGTATTAAATGCAGCTGCTAATTTTCCAGTCACACCACGAGAAGCATCAAAAGTAACTTCACGAGCGGAGTATTCAGCTAAATCTTTTGCTTCACCTAATAAACGTACAGTTTGTTCTAAGAAGATTTTACCTTGAACAATTGCTAAAGCCTGACCCAGAAAACCAAGCTTAAGTTCGTTAGTTAACTGAGATTGTAATAGTGTTGAAGCTGTTACCCGTGCCATGATAGGTGACGCAATCAATGTTTCATATTCAGGTTCGAAATCAACACCAACTGGGGTTAATAGATAGTTATCATTACCATCACGCGCATCAAAATCCGCCACAAGATGAACTTCAATTTTCGCACCAACTGGTAATGCTTCATTTAATGTCACGCTAATTTTGCTAGCTGAAATATCAATTTCGCTACCAACAACACGATATTCAACGCCGTTTACTACTACGTCTTTCTCAGCAATAGCAGAAATCTTGCCTGAAAATTTTGATTTACTGCGATTTCGAGTATGCGCAACTTCTTTACCATTGATCTTAATAGATACATTACCCGCAATAAATGGCAATAAACTCGCTTTGGCATCAGGTGTTTTAGCCTTGAAGTCTTCATAACCTGTTCGTGCAGTCACAGTATAAGTTGTACCTGCGCCACCATTAGACAATGCAAAACGGAATCGTCCTTCAACATAAGGCTTAGAAGCATTTGCACCATCTAAGTATTCTGATTTCTTCATTGCACCAAAATCACGGTTGGTGATAAAGCGAATAGATACAATCGGTACTTCATTTGAGCCATTTGAGTTGGGAATCATAGCAACGATAGGTGTTGCATAAGCGATAACGTTGGCGATAGTAGCAACTGTAATTGCTGGAACGATGCTTACAGATTCATGATGCTGGTGATTTACATCATCAAAACCAGATTCATTAATACTATCGTAATAGCTAAGGGTCTCAGCAGGCAAAGCAGATGCTTGTTTCGCACCACTTAAACCAGCAGATAATGCAGCTGCAATGATTGAAGGATGTGGTAATTCACCCCCATGGCGTGCTTGATATTGTGATACCCCAAACATCACAGCTTTATCAACTTCTGGCGCATAATCCATGCCAATTGAATCAAAAATTGCTTTTAATACTTCTGGGTAATCTTCTGCAGCTGTTTGAGCACTATCAAACCCATTTTCAAGCTCATCAGGACTTTTGAAATAGTAATTTCGGCACTGAACAGTAGCTAGTTGTTGAGCATCATACTTTTTACGAATTTCTTCTGTTAACACAGTCATTTTAAACCAGCCTTTGGCTTTCTATGTAAGATGCAGAAAGTCTGACATGGCCTATTTTTACTAAAGCTGGTCGGTTCCAAACATAAAAAAGTCCCCAAAATTGAGGACAAAGAAAATGTAGCTAAAGGACCATCTCAGCCCTTTATTTATATAGCTATCCGCTTACACCACTTGAAACATAAATCTCCACATTATCACCTGCTTTCACTCTATAACGGAGCTTATCCCAGCAATGCTGTCTAAACGGTTCAGTATCGGGCGCAGCAGCTGTTAATGTAAGAATAGACACCCAGTGAGAATCGTTTTGCGGATCTGCATATGGAACATTGCTTCCGAAAAACTCTACTTCTGCCCCGTTCCCGATTACCTGGTAATTGAAAATTGCAGAAGTACATTGTTCAGCTATTTCAATGTCACCTGTCTTTTTACCTTTTTCATTGAATATTAAATAGCTCATTTAGTTTCTCCATCACCTATAGGTGAAATAAACAAATCATCTCTACGGTTTAAAACATACTTACTGCCAAAATCTGCCATGAGGCTAAAACCAGTAATATTCACAATCTCAAACCACAACATTAAATTTTCATAAATCATTAATCCTAAAAGGTCCCCTTCTTTAAGAATCAAGTCGGGGATGTTGATTATCCTTTCCAATACATCTTCCAACTCATCATTAAATGGCTCTACTTGAGCAGTTAATACCAAATCTGAGGGGTTATTCATTGAGAAGTTCTTTTGAATATAACCACCATTAAATTTATCGAAATGAACATAAGCAGCGCCCTTATATTCATACTTGTAGTTGGGTTCGTCTTGGATCGATAAAGTGTTCGCTTCAAAAGAAAGAGGATCTAAAGGTTTTGAATCTTCAGCCGGATTATTGAAAATTACTTCTTTTCGCCAAATTTGCGCTGGAATACTTGCTAGAGCATTCATAACAACGCGTCTAGCTGCTAAACGGCGTCCATTTGCAACTTGATTTACTGATCTATTTAGCATTTCGACTTAAACCTTTCATAAAGACATTTAACATGTCATTGTCGATTGCGCCTGATTTATGTAAGGCTTGAATTCTTTCAATTTGATTCGCTCTAACAGTTTCCACTTCAAAACGTTTGAGGGTTTTTAATTCGCGTTCTAAGAGCTTTTTGGCAACTTTATCAGCTCTACGCATCATTTCTTTTTCTGCTTTTTGGATATTGGCTTTGATTGGCTTAACAGAACCATTCATCAAATCCTTTACTTGCTCGTTTATTGAATTCTGTATTTGCTTATCTGTTTGCTTATACCGTGCACCTACTTGTTTTTTACGGTCTTTCTCTACTTCCTTTTTAAGGTAGGCAATCCCAGATGGTGAACTAATCCACTTAACAACGCGCAATACATGCTTACATGCCACACCGGATAAATGCGGGTTACGTATCTTTGGAAAGCCGCCCTCATCACGTCCTAAATTGTAACCGCCAATAGTTGCCATATAGCGGTACCAGAACGTATGACGTTCGCAATCACACTGAAATTTGATTTTGCCTTTAGCCAAGCGGTTTTTGACGGTGTTTAATGCCTGTTTATCGATATCAAAAACAACAGATTTAAAGTTAGAAAACTCAATCTCAACGTGATGATTTAAAACTTTACTATTTGGTCCGGCATTAGTAAGCAAGTGAACTAAACCAGCTTTTCTGCTTACTGGAACCGCCAAATAGATTTGCTCATTTGCCCGGTCAATATCGTCTTGTCGGCTTAAATTAATGATGTTTTGAGGGGTAATACCCTTACTATACTGATCTTTTAATAGTTGAATGTTTTCCTGAAATGCCAAGATATCATCACGGGTAATACGCCGTGGTACTTCTCCATTTCGCTGACCTAATGTTGTAAAAAGTACTCTTTCGACATCATATTTTTCCCCTTGGGCAATATCTTGTGGTCGCAAGAACATAGGTTTAGGGATCTTTCGTCCCCAATCATCATATTCAATTTCTTTTTCTGCAAATGCCCGCTGTTCTCTATCTGCACGCTGGCGGCTCTGTTGATCTCTACGAACTCCACCATTTTGCAAAGACTGGTTTAATTGCAGCTGGGCACGGCGTAAATCATCTGGCTTGAATGCTGACATATTAATTATCCTGCAAGTATTCTTTTTGAAGTCTTAAAAGGTCAACGAGCCTTGGAAATGCTACCTTTTGTAGAGGTAACTTTTCCCAAACGCCATTCGCTTCACAAGCCACAAGTACTGCGTCAATATGATTTCTTGAACCATATAATTTCAAACTCAACAATGATGGATCTAGCGATTCATCCTCTTTAATCTCCCATACAATTAAATTCTGAATATTATTTTGTTGAAGATTCCGGTGAATTAAGTCTCTAATAGCATTTCGATAATCATTTCTCATACTGTTTTACCTATTTAAGCTTTAACAGTACTTACACGAGCAAAACCACCAATACCTGCTTTACCAGTATTACCATTACTTTCGGTTGCAAGACCAGGTTCACCAACAATGAGTGTCATATATTGAATTTTTTCACTGATATTAGAATATCTACAAACCAATAATCCGCCACTAGCACCGCCACCACCTAAACCCCAACCAAGATCACCGACTCCATTTGCGCCATCTCCACCTGCACCCCAATTACCCTCAGGACTTACTGAAGAACCGCCTACATGATTAGTTTGATTTGCAGCTATACCTGCATTACCAAGTTTTCTAGAAATCTCAGTTAAGTTTGAATTTATAGTGATTGCCGTAGGTAACCCACCAGCACCATTTGAAAAATAACTACCGTTAGACCATTGCCCACTAGTACCACCTTTACCACCCCCCACTAATGCTAAATCAAGTTCATTTAAACGTAAGCGAGTATCACCACCATCTGTACCATGGGCCATTCTTCCAGCTTCCCAAATACTGCCACCGCCGCCGCCACCAGCACCTACTAAAATGAATTCTTTTTGCTCTTTTGGTTGGATTGGAATGATATACACACCAGGTACTGTGTAATCGCCATTACCATCATTAAGTGTTTCTGCAGCAACTTGAATTACAGACCAACTTACAATTCCAGAATACCCAATTCGGTTTTGCCCAGAACGATTCCAAACTTCATAATCAAATGACTTTTCAGAACGCGTTATTGTCCACGCTTCATGCGTGCTTTCAGGTGTTAAATGGATAGCATATTTTGAGTCACGTAAGTCAGTTACCTTTCCACCCAAATCAATAGTAGCTTTAGACCCAATGTTTACCCCTGCTCCCAATAATTTCGGATATTGAGAATCTAAATATTTTTTTAAATCCGTTAGCTGCTGACCTAAATTTTGGGATGAAGTATCTAATCCATTAATTTGGCGCTGTAAATCATCATCTTTTTCTTTTACGTCTTTTCTAAAAGCATATTGTGAATGTGGATCATTATGATTTAAGTGTTCTTTGATTATTTTCTGTATTAACGCCCCGTATTGCGGGTGTGGATCCTCATCTGCACTATGCTGGTTCATCAACATCACTGCAATTGGAGTATTTGGATCAATTTTTATAGTTACATTTTTTAAATTAACGTCAGTTAAAACAAATCCAAAAGTAACGATAGCAACCACGTTTGCATGCAGTGACATGATTGATTGAACTTCTGTAGTTGACGCTACTGCAAGTAAAGTGCCGTCTGATAGGTAAATACCCATCTCAAACACTTCCATTGTTAAAGTGGGCTCAATACTCATTACAAAACGCAAAGTACCCGTTTCTGTATCTACACCACCACCGTTAAGAGAAAATCTAGCTAATTCATTTTTAAGAGAAGTTAGGTTTTTCGCTTCCACTGATGCATCAAATTTGCCGGTACCAACAGCAAGATGGGTAAGCTCCCCCCCAAAGCTAGCAACATCGCTCACTTTATTTAATGCATTCCGACCTGCGTCAGTTAAAAAGAAGTTAATAGCCATAACCACCCACCCATATGATTTATTGATCTATGGTAGTTATGAAGAATAGGTATTTAAGTGGGCAGTTCCATATAACTAATCATTTTCTTTTTCAGCTGCTTCTCTTAAAGCACTGAATCTTGATTTACGTTCAGCTTGTTCACGGCCTTCCGGTGTATCGTCAGTGACATTTACAGTTTCGTAAGCTTCAGTGTAGTGAACGTTTTCTAAGAATAAGAAAGCAAAAGCATCACCAATATCCGGTGATTTAATTCCCATACGTTTCATTTCGTCTTTGCTCAAGATTTTATAACGAGCAAAGTCATCGAACCGGTATGGAACGTGGATTAGTTGGTCTTTAATTTTAACATTGTGTTTCTTCGTTTTTATTTTAAAACGTCCATTTGCGATTGCTCGAGCTAAGCCCACATAAGCTAATGAACGTTTATTCGTAAACTCTTTTCTATTGTCATTACTAAAACATTGTGAGCCCCAATAAACAGGAACGTAGAAAATACCTTGCTTTTTAAGATACTGGCCTAAACCTTTACCTGCCCCGTTGTCATCTACAACCAAGTTAGCATTTGGGTACTGTAAAAGTAGCTCATTAATCTTTGCAAATAGTTCTAAGATATCATCTCTGTTTTTGCATAATGGAATATCTACAACTTCTACACGGCGTGCACGCTCCCCCCATTGCGATTCGCCCCAAACTTTAGATACAACAATTACTGAATCGTCACGACCAACACCACCACCAACGTCAACCGTAATGACATAACCGAATTGATGGTCATCAAAAATACTCGCGCCAACATACATTTCTTCTGTTTGACGTTTGGTAATTAAGAACTCATCCGATAAGTCTGGGAATTCACCTAGAACACGGATCTTGTACTGAGCGTCTTCACGGCTTCCATACTTTTGCCGTTGTTCTTCTAAAGATTGCTTACTAACTAATGGTGACTCTTCCCCGTTAAATGTGAGAGCAATCCAAACACCACCAGCTCGATGACTTAACTTGTGATGAGTCTCATAGAACATACCCGCATTACGGGTAGGTTGCGACGTCATTACGGCACGGTTGTCTTCGTGAGTTAATGCACCAAACGCTACATCCAGTACAGCATCATCTACACCGCTGGCCTCATCGACCCAGACCATGTAGTTATCGCCGTGGTTACCAGCCAAGTTTGTAGGTTGATGTTTTGGTGCTGTCTTAGCAAAGACATACCATTTTTCTTTGTAGCCTTTAATGTAAACGAGTTCAGACTGGTACCCGACATAATCAGCAAGCCAAGCCAAAGGCCCTTGCTTCAATCGTGCTAGATTGATACTGATTTCTTTCCAGACTTGTTTCTTTAACTGCCCGATCTGGGGGGCAGTAAACATCATGATTGATTCATCAAAAAACAAGAGATGCCATAAGGCAACAATACCGGCACTGGCCGTTTTACCAGTGTTATGTAGTACTAAGTCATCTTCACCTAAGAAAAATGGATCTGGATCGAGTACAAAACCGTAATATTTACCTTCACCCAGCTCGGCAACGGATGTGATTTTTAAAGGCTCATGATCCCCATCAACAAGCCTATATGATGCAAACTGTTCTCTATTTTTTGGCTTTAGGTTCATGTATTGAGAAACAAGTAATTCAATCTTGTCGCCCTTTGACCAGCCGTTACCATCGTATAAAGAGATTAAGCAAAGGATATGCGATTTATTGAATGTATGAGCTTTGCCATTCTCATATTCAAACCGGTACATATCCTGATAACCAGTTACTGTTTTAATTACATCTAGTTCAGTCTTACCATCTGCAGCAAGGATCTTGTGATTTAGGTTAATGCGCTCAACTGGGATAAATTCCCCATTGGCTAATTTGATTAAAGTCCCTTTTCCAAAACAACCGTGACCTGAAGCTACGGATGTACGACTACCATCAAATGCAATAGATTCAAATAGTAATTCTTGTTGCCATGTGGGTTCGACACCTAATGCTTCTACGGCGAAAGCATAGATGTCGTATCGATAACGCTCACAAAGTTCCCACCATTCGGGAATTTCTTTTAATGGTGCCAAAGCCATACCGTAAAAACACCATTAATTAAAAGATTGAAAAAGGAAGCATTGTTGGATCTACAGCATCTTCTTCAAACTGATTCCCTTCAGTAATTGAAAAGCCTTTTGCAATTTTTGTACTAGCCCAAACAGCTAACAGGATTGCAATGTGGCCGTTGTTTAAGCTGCTGCTATCAAATTCCTGCTGAAGGCCGTTTTTATCGACTTTACGGATTTCAAGTACGTTCTTAGGGTTGTACTGGTTTAACTTCGGCTCAATTTCAATTAATTTTGCTCTGTAACGAGCTTGATAAATTGAAATCACTTCCTCTAAGTGGTCTTTAGCATTGAAACTTAATTGCCAATTCTGTACTTGGTCCGGTGAGTCAGTTACTACAACCGTTTGATCTCTTAAATCACTTGGTACAGGTAAATTTGAATAAACGGCTGTTTTTTGAATAACAAGCTCACCAGTATCCGCAAATGCGGCTCCAATGAGACGAATCGGTTGATCAGAAAACCCAGCAACACGACTGTCAATACGAATAATTCCAGACATTACTTGTATCCTTAGCGCCGTTTGCGTTCTAACTTGGTTTGGCATTCAATGCAGAATTTCACGCCACCTAAAGAACGGCGGCGCTCTGGTATTTCTTCACCACATTCAACACATTCTTTTTCAGATTCGCCGTCAAAACGGCATCGATTTGCAATTTCTTGCTGCAATAAATAATCAGCACTTTCTTGTGCCTTATCGATTAAGTCAGTCATCTATACGCTCAACTGTAATTTCACCTGTTTCTCTGTCACCCTTCAAACGTTGATGGTCGAGTGGCGTGTACTGATCAGCTTGCACTACAACTTTGTCGTTGATTGCGGGCTGTTCCGTTGCTGAGCCGTCAGGTTCATACCCATTACCCGTGTTTTGATCGAAAGGACCACCGAAACCGATAACGTTAGGTGTGTAACCCACAAGCTGAATATCTACAGTTGAGATAGAAAGATTGACTGCTTCGCTAGGTACGGGTGATGGAAAAAGTTCATTTTCAAATACAGTGAATGTTGAATTAACAACATGATCATTCCATTGCTGAAATGGCACATTAAAACGGCGGTTATCACTGCTAGACATGTACGCGCAAAATTGCCCAATGACTGAACGCAGATCGTTAGGATTGGTGGCAAAAAATGCGATTTGAGCTCTTACAGTTGTTGGTACTAGACGAACTTTTACCCGCTTCTCATCAATGACCGTTTCAACAAAATCTGGTACTGGTAGTAATTGATTTACATCAGGGGGTTGGTCTGTTAACGCTGTTGCAGTAAGCATGATTGGTAATTGAACTTTAGAGTTATCACCATGTGTTTGGCTTTTTCTGTATTCAGAAAGCATTGCTTCTGAGTCGTCCATCATCCTTGAAGGACATGCTTTTATAGCGTTGCCAATAGCTCTCATTTTCCAGTCAGCTGTTAATTGTGTCTCTGGCATATACCAAGCGCGAAAATTAACTAACTGCTTATACCAAGCGTTTTGAATGCTTTTAAGTGAATCATTGGGGTAATTCATTATTACCCCCATACACTAAAGATATTGCCAAAAGACTTTTTCGGCTTTTTAGCTTTTTCTTTTACACTTGGCTGATCCATGGATTGCAGAATTTGTTCAGCATGTTGTTGAACTGAATCAAAGCTCTTCACAGGATTTACCAAACCTGTATAGAGTTCTTTTTTGCGTTCTTCCCTAAGTTGTTGCAGGCGTTTCTGTTTATCAACTTTTTCTGATAGTTCACCTACTAACCCTTGAGCATTTCCTAACTCATTTAAAAGATGAAGTTGGCTATTGATATTGTCGTAGGTCTGTAAGATTTGATCTTCAAGTAATTGAGCAATAACAATTTCAGATGGTGATAACTGTGAAATGTCAGTTGCACTATCAAAGCAAGAAACAACACCTTCAGGTTCTTCTGGAACAAATAAACCATCAAATAACTGACCGTCACCTACATTACTTGCATAGTTAGGTTGTGACACATAGTCAAAACCAAAAAAGCCAGTTGGTATAAGACGACCACCCATTCTCTTATAGTTAACTGCTGTGCTGAATCCACCTGCTTGTGCGGCATACTGTCTTAATGCAAGTTCACCAGGTTCATTGTCAAAAAATTCTTCTTGATGCTCTACAGTCCCATCTTGTGAAGCACGTAAATGAATTGTTTTAAGCGCAGGGGCTAGATATACCAATTTACCTTTAATAGGAACAGTTTCAGGCGGTACCATACCGTAACGCTGTCGAATTTGATGACCGTAAAAACCTTGTAATGAATTAGTAGCAACCATTTCTTGAACATGGTCACTGTTGATCAAGTTGACCATTGCATCAACATCGACATTACTTCGATCAACACCGGTATATTTACGGCATCGGTCATGTAAGTTGTAAGATAGAACTTTTGTCTTTCTATTTTTGCTAGCCATAAAAAAGCCCCAATGCTGTGATTGAGGCTATTGTTTCAGTTGTTCTATAGTTGAAATTTAATCAGTTCCAAATCAAATCTTTTGATCACATTCAATCAATTCCAATAGCTTGTCATGCTGTTTATCTTCAATGGTTGCATCAAAGATGAATCCACTTTTTAGTGAGATAAAAACATCATAAAAGCTCTCGCTAACCATGCCGCCTCGATGTTCACTTTGGGAGACTTGCAAACAATCCATTTGAGATAAGTCAATTAATTGAGAACAACCACGCTTTCGACAAAAAATACTTAATCGCATACTTCACCCAATTACTTTAGAAGTGTACCTTCAACACCACGAGCACGGCGCTCTGCTGTACGCTTATTAAATTCTTCTAGCGCACTTTCCATATAAATAATGGCTTGTTTATTGAATTCGCTTGGGAATTTTTCATCTAAAGTTTTAGTACGGTGAATAAGCACTTTTAACAATGCTTCACTAGTAACTCCATTCACCCCATGTTCAGGAATTGGGCCATCCTGAAAATGAATACTGATTTCAAATTCTTTTGCATTTTGGTTTTCAGGATTTGCTGAAATCTTATAGTAATGGCCCTGAGCATATTCCGTGATGCCTTCAACCACTTCCCCTTTAATAACTTTATCAATTTCTTGTGGTTCTAATTCATGGCTTGCATATCCTAAGAAATGATCAATTAATAAGTTTTCTCCCTGACCATTGATAGGTTCTGCGATTCCTACTAAAACATTGTCTTGAGCTTGTTGCATATAAAAAAGTCCTGAACTAATGAACAGGACTATGAAATCATTTTGTATTTGAGCGCTAACTCAACAGTTCCAATTGAATTAAAGGAAGTTATAGACTGCATAAGGCTTAGCTGCTAATGCCGCTGCAAAGCTTGTGTCGCCTAAATCTCTATCAAATGCCATTGAGTGAACTTTAACGACAATATTGGCTGGTACTAAACGCCGTAATATCGGTGACAGCTCTACCACTTCATTTGCATCAACAGTTTTATCTAAAACAATTCTAATCCGACTTGTTAAGAAGTAATTTGGCTTTTCAAAATCAGACAAATAGGCTGGATATTCTTTTAGCTTTTCCAAGCTGTGCCATAGCCGGATAATCTGAAAATGATCTTTACCCCACAACATTCGTAAAACAAACTCTAAAAACGCTAATCCTCTTTTATTACCCATGCTGCTCCAATTGGCATAGATAATTCGCATTAACGTGTCAGAGGTGTTATTTCGGCGTAATACAACAAGTCCGTTTTGTTTAGAGAACCGTTCTACAACTGTTTTACTACCGATATGAGGACAACCGTAATCCAATAAATCTTGAATGGACTGCTCAAAGTTTTGTGCAAATACTTGTTTAAATGCTTTAGCAAGTGCGGTTTGCAAGCCCGTACTCACATAGTGTTCATCGATAGGCCGAGTAAAGCTTATAGGGTCCATGTAGCCCCCGAAATATCAGCGGTGCGTTCCAACTCAACAGTAATGCTGTCTTTTGTCACATACACCCACTCATTAGGCTTATTCAACTCATTTGAAAGCATAATGGTAAAGTCACTCATCCGGTCTTGGAAAGCCACAATATTGTCATTAATCAGCTTCCCCATTTCTTGCGTATTAAAGCCATTAACCAGCCAACGACTTGAGCTCAATGATTCACGCCCGTATCGTTCTACAAGTAATTCTTTGATCTGTGTCTTAACCATATCTGTGTTATGTACAGAAGCCAAAGAGCCTTTAATTTTTACTTCAATTGGCTTTTCTACAGCTTCATGTACATTCACTTTACCTTCATACAAGTTATCGCAATAACCAATATACTGACAGATATCTTGTTCTAACGTTGCTTGTTCAGCTGGGTTCTTGGCAACCACCACAAGGTTTAAATGATTAATGTCGCGGTATGTAATGGCAAAGTGTTGCTCTTGCAAAGTTTCATTCCAAACAGAAATAAACTGTGCCCGTTTCATGAATTTTTTACGGACCGCATAGTCAAAGTTACCCAGAAATACAGCATCTTCATCGTAAAGCGATGGATAGCTTGATAATAAACGTAATTCAGATATAGCTAACGGATCTACGCCCTCTCTAATCACTCCACCAGCTTTAAAACGCACTGATATGCGTTGTTCATCATTAGAAAGTACATCAAGTAAAGCCGCATCTTTTAAACGATTAACATCAACTTCCCCGTATGTCTCAAGAATTCCAATTATTACCGTTTCATTGGCTTGCAGAGTACGACCAGCTCTCTCAGAATCGCCAAACTCAATAAACAATCTTCTTAGATTATCTGTAGTAACAGTTACAGCATATTCACCTGGTTCAACATTCATCCAGCGCGGCTTAATTACATAGTTATTATTGCCCTGCTTAATCGAAATATTTGCAAGTGAAAGGTCCTCTAAAAGGTCTATTCGATATTTATGGAACCCTTCAGTAACTGGTACAACATATTTAATTTCACGGTATTCACTTTGTTCTGCTATTACTTCCGCCGTCTCACCAGCTTTAACAGTAATTGATTGAAGCAACCGCCATACTCTACCGCCGCTATGGTCCTCAATCATTCGCCCTTGACTTAAGCTCACAGCATTTGTTGACCGGTTGATAATTTCTATTAAGTGCTGACACGGTGTACCTATAGGCAAAATGCCTTTATTTGTAGCATCCGCAATAATTGAGCGGTCACGTGTTTTGGTAAATGGTTCAATTGAAGCAATATCGATTTCTGGACCAAATGCAGTCAAAAAACTAGCCATAGAACGCAGCTGGTGAACGACAAGTGGATCTTGAGCTTTATAGCGTTCCTGAATCTCATAATCATCTATCGCTGCTTGGAGCTGGGCTTCAAAATCAGCTTGCGTTAATGTCATATGTCTCACCTGTTACTGATTTACCCAATCGGTCTGCTACTTGGTTAAGATCTATATTCACATTCATGATGCTTAAATGAATATGAACCGTCTCAAATCCTTCGGTTTGTGAATACAGGGCTAATTGGTCAGAGTTAAGCTCAGATAATATTGGTAGATCCTTTTTCATCTTAATAAGAAAACTATCTGCCACCCTCGAGTCTAAAGGTGCCATTAGCAAATCATAAAGAGGTGCACCAAAGTCAGAACCATACTTCCCATTAACCGGATGATTAAGCCAGTACTCAACCATGTCTAAAATTGTTTTAGATGTGATCATTAGGAAGTTGCTCTATTACTGAAAATCATCAAAAGCTTTACTAGTATTGCGGTGCCAATCTGATAAGTTGAAAAAATGGTGAAATAGATTATGAATATCCATAATGAAACGCTTAATGCATCAAAATATGAAGCAACGTTATAGATTCTCCAATCAACAAGAATAATAGTGATCAATACACATGCCATACTTATGAAATACATATATCTGATTTCTTTAAATAAGAGGCTTATAGGCACATGACGGAATTGTTTAATATACGCAGCTTTATTCTTGCTATTCCATCCAGTAACAACGGAAAGATAAGCTAAAAATGCAAGAATTAAGACAATATCAATACCGATTTGAATTTGCATAAAAAACACCCTTAATAAGAACTGTATTAAGGGTATTGCTTTTGTATTTATGTAAGCGTGAATGGTTCCAGATTTGAAAATAGGAAAAGCATGGATTATTATATATACAAAGCCCGCTCCACTTATGACACGAGAACGTATAGGGTCATAAGTGTAGGTTAGAAGATGTCGCAACCCATCTCTAACTACCGGGCTTTTTTAATGCACTTCAAAAGCTGTAAGCAGCCATGCATTACTACCTTCTCGCTTAATCAATGACGCTTCATGCGAATTAAATACAATATTTATTCTTGTAGATAATCCACGTTCTGTACGCCGTTGTGTACTACCTTGAGCGATTGTTTGCACAATAGTATCCACAAGCATATGCACAACTTCATCATATGTCATGCCATCACTTTCCATACGGCGCTTGATAATATGCTTAATACCCTGTTTTTCACTGCCATACTCAAAATCTACCCAGCCTAGATCATTACGATACATTGCTCTATGCACTGTGGTTTTTTCCATAATGGCTTTGTTCATTGCAGCTTTACCACGCGTGATATTTGCTGTAACTGATTTGATTGGACTCGCACTATCAAATTCAGGCTTTCCCAGTTCGGATTGACCAGCCTCCGAACTTATACCCAGTTGTTGCTTAGCTTGTTCAATTTGTTCCTTCAGTTGGTCACGCTGAGCGGTTTGTTTTGCTAAATCTTCATCTAGCTTTTGTTCTTGTTCTTGTACTTCTTTAATTTTCTGATCTACAGAAGTACGGCGCGGCGGCAAACTGACTTTCTCCCGTTTATTTTGTTCTTGAATCTTTGATTGTGCTTCACGGATAAGTTTAGCGACGCAACTCACGGCGTTTTCAAATGTTGGCTTATAGTCATCACTAAAATCACCAGATAACACAATAACTTTGTCATTAAGCTCTGCCTTCACCACATCTGCTAAAGCACGAACATAAAGTGTGAGCGTAGCGCCACCTGAAAAGAAAAATGCAACTGGTAAAACGCTAACACCAGCAATACGCTTAATTTTGCGAAATTCTGGTGTGACAATAGTTTGGCCTGTTGCCTTTTCTAATGCTGATTGGATCTTTTTAATATATGGAGTAGTAGCTGTTACAGCTGCAAGATTAAGACTGCCCATGAAAAATAACCTCATATCAATGAGGTTATCTTCTAAGTAAATTTATTCTGAGAATTAAGTAAGTTCCATTAATTTTCATAACCTTTAAAAGTAAAAACCTGCATATGCAGGTTTTTACTAAAAATTAATTTGTAGTTAATTTATTTCGGACGTTCGTTAAACTGTGTTGAAACATTTGTAAACCTAATTCTGTAGAAATTTTGACTGGTTCACCATGATGATATGTTTCAGTATTAGCGTGATAAGTATTGCCATTTCCAACAAGTTGATTTGTTTCAGCAATCTCTGTTTGCAACATTTGTATTTGATTATTAAGAGTTGTAGACATGATAGGCGCTTCCAAATTATGAACTTCTTCTCGTTTAATACTGCAATATTTAACTTCCCCTGCAGTATATTGATCATATTTAATAGCTTCTAGAACAACAGCTATGGCATTAGGGCAATCTTGAATAATATGTTGAGTATGTAAACTCCCAGAACCGATTACAGTAGGAACATTAGTAATGTTTTCTATTGTAAACTCTGCATGGTTTACCATTTTTGAAACTTTAAGGCAAGAACCACTTAAGTAGATCAATGCAATAAAATCGCTGCTAGTTTTTTCTAGTATAGATCTCGGAAGCTCAAATTGTGTTTTATTTTGTAAGATAAAATCAATAAGAGCCTCACTAAAATCTCTCATACAAAATAAACATCCAGCCATACCAAATACAATATCGCCCAAACGTTTCACTTTCCTAAAAGGAATATTTAGAGTAACTTCTGTACGATTCACTGTAAAGGCTATGTCGGAAGCCATGAAATGAGTATCATAAGCTGTTGTTGTCATTAACATAATCCTTAAAACGCGCGCGAATTATGCATATATGAATATTAATTTTCAAGAAATATATGACCAATTACATTGGAAATATCAATAAAATTAATGTTTTTATTTTTTCCGGGTAATAAAAAAGCCAGCTGTTTTAGCTGGCTTTCTTTTTTTCATTTCAGTTATATCTATCTTTTATACAAGGCAGCCAATTCAAATCCGATCCTGCAGCATTTTGATTTTCCGAACCCCAACACCATCCGCCGTTTTTAATATCAACATATAACGTATCTCTTGCTTCACAACTTTCAATTGTTTTGGGTTCATCACCTGAACCGCCACGGCATGCATCATTGAGCTTTTCATATTGGAGAATTTTGTCTTGAATCATATTAGGAATTTCAGAAGATTGTTTTTTTAAATAATCGTTAATACCTTGTATTGATAGTTCACCAGCTTGATAGAAATGAACATATATAATTGGTAACAATTCAATTTGATTAGTTATAGGGTTTGTATAAGTAAATACATCTGACGGCGCTACAGTGCCCTTAAATGCAATTATGTCGCCTTCTATAACCCTTGCTTGTAACTTTGGATCAAAAATTAAAACAACTAAATTACCTTCGAAATTAGCTTTATTAGCCAGTACCCCATATAAACCAGCTTTTTGATTTATTAGTGGTCGTGAAGATGCTAAAGCTAAAGTGTGATTATCAACCTTCTGAATTGAGTCAATGCTTGCCGCACCAATTAGCTTTGTACCTACAGCATAATCATGAAATCTAATTCCTCTATAGGTTTTGTCATCATTTATTAAAATACTTTGATTCAAAAAATCAGATTCATTTAAAGATGTAAAATCGTAAGTTGCTTCCGCTTTAACGGGTTCTTGCATTGCTGAGTTAGAACCTTCAGCTGGTTGCTCATTATTTTTATTACAACCAGCTAATGCAAGCATAGTAATTAATACCGTTAAATTTAAAGCTCTAAGAGTCATTAATAAACTAACCTTCTAAGTTTCCCATTCCTATCCCACCAGTTAAAGCATGTGCTAGGAATCTATCATTTACATTTTGACCGATATTACCATTATTACCATTAACAACAACGACTTCCTGAGGATTTGGAGTATTAAGTGGCTGTTTAAAAGCTGGTACTTTTGTTAAAGGAGTACTTTTTAGACTAGTACCACTTGAGCTAAGATCCCTTTTTGGAGTTGGTATATGTGGAGTTTGAGAACTTAAAACGCCTGAGAGTTTTCTACTTGTTTGGTTATAGATATTCCCTTGCTTTGGCTCAATGCCAGAAGCACTCTTCACTGTTTTAGCTTCTACATCTTTTAATGTTTTAGAGTTATCTTGCTTATCTGTAAGTAGAGATCTTTTGCCTGCATCAACATGGATATTTTGCGCCATTGCTGAACGTTTCATAGCTTCAGCTTCAACTGCTGCAGGTCTTTCATAATATCGGGAGACAATTGCACCAGCTTGATTAGCGGATTTAGATTGTCTCAACTTTTTACCTGCAGATGATTCATTGTTATTTAATTCCCAGTTCACAAAAGCTAATTGTTCTTGATATGAGGATTGACGAATATCTTTACCAAACTTCTGTTTAAATTTTGCTTGTCTATCAGGATGCCATTGACCAATTCCAAAAGCTTTACCACTATCACCTATAGCCGTATGTTTAAAGCCACTTTCAGCTTCTAGGTTCGCCACAATTCCAGCGGCTTGTTCAGGTGACCAATTCCCGCCTTCCTTACTAGTAAAAAACTTTAATGCCTCATCCCTAGCAGCGGATTGATTGACTGGTTGTGCAACAGTAGCTCCATATTGCGCTACATTAGCATTTGCACCAAAACCCGGTTTATAAACACCTTGCCCGATTCCCCATGTTGGAACACCATCATGAAATGGATTAAATCGGTTGAATTTATCTTTAATGAAATCTAATGTATCACCTGCCGTTTCTTTTACCCCGTCTACAACTTTTGAGGCAGTACCTTTCGCCTGTTCAAAAGCATTAGACGCATAACTTACAAATCCTTTCCAAGCAGTATTAATAATACCTGGTACATCTGCAGCAATTAAAGAATCTGTCCACTCTTTGAAATACGGCGCAACTACGGTTCCAAGTTTATTCCCAATCCAAGAACCAGCCATGCCCCCAATTAAGGTACCAGCTGGACCAATTAAAGAACCGACAGTACCACCAATCACGCCCCCAGCAAGACTACCAACCGTACCGCCCTTTTCTTGTGTGCTTTGTTCATTCCAATCTAATAATGATGCACCAGCAGCCAATGCACCTATTACGGGTAGACCACGGCCAAACTTAAGAAGTTTACCTAAGCCCTTTCCTAATTTCCCTACACCTTTCTTTCCTTTGCCTAGAGCACCACCTAGAAGCCCACCACCAGCAGATAACACGGAAGTAAGCAATTTCCCTAGAGAACCTAACAAACCACCCTTAGACGCCAAATTATCGGCAATACGCTGCAATAACTTTATTTGTTTGCGGTTATGGTTCTCTTGTTCACGAGGTAATGGCTCATTTCGCTTTTTACTACGCATCAATCCTGTTAATGGGCGCAATGCTAAACCAGCAGCACGGCGTACAGGCGAAAGTAAGTGACCAACTTCATTGATTGCATCAACTGTAGGATCTACACCTTGCGGTGAGTTCGGCATTACACCCTTTACCGCCGTGGTAATTGTTTGGGCAACTTTGCTAATAGCGGATTGGTTTTTAACATCATCTTGATTAGAAACAAAACGCCCTTTCTCATCACGTTCTGGTGTAGATGAGCTTACGACCTTATTCAAATCTTCATGGCTATTAATTTCTATAGCTGACTTTCGTGCCTTAGGTCGGTTGATTTGTTCTTTATTTACTGTATTAAGATCATTAACTGATTGCTCTAAAACATCAGCAAAGTCTTTGACCAGCTTGTCTGCTACAACAAAAGATTGAGTGATTGGATTAGCTTTTTCTTTTAATAAATCTTCGAAGTCTAAAGCTGGTCTATTATTGACAGCATTAAGCATCTTTTGAAATTCAGTAAGTTTTGGCTGAGGCTTAGCAAACTGTGCTTTTTGCTCTTCAAAGCTTTGCGTAAGAATATCTATGATCTTCTCAATATTTGAATCAATCGTACTTACTTTTTTTTCAACTCGTTTCATACCAATAATGAAACCAAGTTCATCATAAGATAAAACTGGATTATTGTGATTTGAATCTGTCATAACAAAAATGCCCCATACTGATATAGGGCATTTTGAATCATAATTATTTTTGAATTTTTAAGTGTTCCAACCAAAAATTTAATTAAAACTTAATCTTTAGAAAATAATTATTATGATCCAAAACATCTAATTCAATTTGGTATCCTAGATCGATTAGGGACTGTTGTAACTCATTGACTACTGCCATTGTAGCTCTTGATTTTGATAAGGTGAAAGTCATTTCTTTCTGTCCTTTTGCGGCAAGAGAAGTAATAAATACACCTACTTCTTGTTTCAATTCCTCAAGTGTAGATGGCTGTGCAGATTCTGAGATTTTAGCTGCTTCTGCTGCTGAAATAAGGGTCATAACTTAATACTCTATTTAATTAATGATTTTAAGCACTTTGTAAAATATAAATGCCACATGCATTATAATTAATAGAAAGATAATAATTTCAATGGTGTAAAGTTTTATATAAAATCTATTCATTTTTATCATCTGGCTCTACTTCACCTGCTTCAATTAGCGCTAACTTACGCATAAACGCCTCTTCTTTTTTCTTCTTCATATTAGCTTTAGCGATTGCCATTCTTTCTTCAGCACCCGAAATAACAGAACTACGCCGTGCTTGAACTTCCGACTGGTCTTTAAGATCATCTACATCTAAGCCCCAGAACATTGCTTCTGTCTTGGCAATGTTAGAAATGCTGATACTTTGCTTAACGTTTAAATCTACAACTTGACATATAAGTCCCATCTTGAACTTGACTAATGCTAATTGTTCCTCAGTTGGATTATTTAAATTCAGTACTTCATCTCTAATATGAATAACACTATCGATAGTGTCTGTAATTAACTCTCCAAGCTTATGAGCTCTTATACGGTTGTTTTTGACAACCAAAGCTGACTTTAGATAGTTCTCGTTGACTGTAGAACGGCCACCGTTGTTATGACCACTATTTTTTGAGTTTTGACTATTAAATTCAGCAATATTTGACGTTTTTTTGACAGAATTTTGACTATTACTTTTTTCAGTTTTTTCAGTATCTTGTGTATCTTCTTGACCATTGTTTTTTTTGGTCAATTTTTTAATCTCTTTATTAAGCTCCTGAGCTGTCTTTTTGACTAGAGATTTAGCTTTCTTTTTCCATTTCTCCGCAAGTGCTTTACGGCGTACAACGGATGGCGAAGGCATCTCACAACCGAGTTCTTCGCCAACCTGATCAACTAAACCTTGCCACGTAATCTTAGGAGAAGATTCATAGACTTCTTTTAGCCGGTTCCAAATTTCTTCCGAGTATTCAATCTTGCGAGCCATTAAAGTCTATCCCTTATTCAGTAAATAGACCTATTTGTTTTACTTCAGCTATAGCTTGTTGCTGTAAAGAAGCCTTGCTAAAACGTTTTTTATTTTGGATCAGATCAATTAGAGCTTTTTGCTGTAAATCGTTCTCTTCGCGTTGGAATACATCATCGATAGCCATTTCTAAGTTACGGATTTGTTTCGCACGATTTTGTTCACACTCACGCACTATACGCATGAGGGTGTGAAGTTCAGGTAAAACCTTTTCTTGGATAGACTGTTCTTGAGATAAACATGCTTGAATAAGCCCCTTTGAGGCTTCAAGTAACTCAACCGTTAAGGCTTTAGGGAAAGAAGTAATATGCTGTGCCGCAGCCATACTCAATTGAAATGCCATAGCTTGAGTATATTCACTCATCATTTCACCAAGACTGTTAAACAGAATACCTGCTACAGAAGCTGTTTTATCTAGTTCCGGTTCAATCGTAAAACCAAGAATCCAGTCAGCTGAAACACCATATTTTTGACATAGCAAAGAAAGTAATTCTGCATCTGGCATTAACTTACCATTTTCGATTTCACTCATTCGATTTTTATGCGGTGTACCGAATATTTCTAATGCTACGTCTTCTTGACGTAATTGAGCCATGTCACGCGCCATTGCAAGTTTTCTTCCGATAAGTACTCGACGTTGCAAATCGCTCTTTTTCGCCATTTAAATGCTTCTCCCAGCTAACCAATCAAAATCTACAGTTTTTGACAACCAATCAGTTTCATCAGTAAAAACGCACGAAAGCCAGACACAACCCTCTTCACATGGTTCTGCCAGCTTAATTTGTTCACTTATGAAAATATTGTCGTCTTTGAATAACAAGCCATCACCTTTGACACTATCAATTAGTAGTTTTGGATAGTTATCAATATCAAATCGTGGATAAGTTTTAGCGCTGTAAGAACGAGTTTTAAGTGGTGGCTGAACAATTAACCGTATTTCACAAAGTTGATCGATAGCTTTTAACTTAAGTGCTCTAAACATAGGTCCATATTGTTTTTGAACCTTGTCCTTATACTTTTTAGCACCTACTGAAAGACTATTTCTTTGCTTTCCGTTCTGATCAATTGTAGCCCGCCAAATCTCGTTAGCGCTTAATCCATAAGGCAATTTGATTGTGATGTATTGCTTACCAAAAATGATAACACCACCTGTACTTCCCCTATACACACTATTTTCACCATCATTTTCTTTTTCTACATGGCACGGGAAAAACACATGTTTATTTGAGCTAGCTTTATGCTTTTTAACTTTGTTATTACCTGATGAAACACTGAAATCCTTAAAGAATTCCTGTCTTTTATTATTGGAGAAAAACTCGCTCCACTGACGGCGGTTACTTTTTTTAATCATAACGACCTCAAATCAAGCAAGTAAGATTTACATAAACTTGAAGCTCTTCTTGCATGACATAATCCTTAAAAACACTTAGTTCCAGAATTATTAACCGTTAGATTTATTTAGAAGTACCCTTGTTCCAATTCATTATTTTTGTTTGTAAAAAAATGCTCTCTTTTATATATGCAAAATATATTGATCCTCAAAAAAACATCGAGCTGGTCCTACTTACCAATGTGTCAGCACTTTTAGGATAGGGGCCCCTATCATTTCCTTCTTTTTAGTAATTTAATATCCAAACCCTTTTTACGTAGGATTTGCATCACACACCAAAATTTTAAAGGCCACATCTAGTTTCCCTTTATTATAAAATTATTACCTAGGGGTTGTTTAGAAATCTAAAACTTTTATAACTCTTACTCAGAAATTCTCTTTTTCATCAACCATAAATTACATAAAATATTATATTTATCCACAACTTAAATAAGCTTGATTCTTTAATTGATAAACTCACTAGAATAATATTTCTTAAAATAATAGGAGTATATTGACAGAAAAAAGCTAAAATATTACTCTCTAAAAGTTTTCTTCATAAAAAAGCATCAAAAAATGAAAACTATCATCGTAGCTTTTGTACTCTCAGCAATTTTGATCATTCTATCATTTTTATTTTACATGATTATAAAAACCCATTATAAGAAATAACAAAGAATTAAAAAAGCTCATTTCCGAACCAGAAATGAGCTTATGAAATCCACATAAACCTGAAATACTAAGTATGGCTACTTAGCAATATTAAATTAAATGAATTTCTTTGAAGAATCAATATTTTTTTTAAAAAAGTATCTAAAAAAATTTAAAATTATTACAAATATTATAATTATAGCTTTTAGCAAAGTTAATTTCTTTGCTGCTACAAAAAAGTAAAAGTTCAAAAAGAATAAAACTTCTAAAATTAGTTAACGGGACTAAGAAAACTATTTTTTAAAAGTTGCTTTATAATGTTTGGAATTAAAATAATTTACAATCTCTTCCCCATTATTTTGATTTTTTTCTAAATTTAAGGTTAAAAAATCTAATTCCGATTCCAAATTTATAAACTCGGGAATATATTCTTTGATAGGAGGGGGTGGCTTAGGGCCCCCTTCAGTAATTTTTTGAATAAACCCAGCTAACCATAAAATGTATTCTTCTCTTAAATTATAAGAAGGAATCAAACTTACATCAATCTTTACCTTACAATCATTTTTACTTTTACTCAGTACTTCATTGAAATCAATAAAATTATATTTCAGCTTATATTCTGTACCCTTAATTTCTTTTCGAATCACCTTCATAAGAATATACATATTTTCTAAAACATCTTTAGAAAATAGTTTTTCATTTTTCATTTTTTTGTAAATAGTCTCAGCAAGAAAAAGATATTGTGGCATGTTACAAATTCCATTTCATAATTTCCTCTTATTCTATAATATAGAATTATTAAATTAATATTACAAGAATTTACTCAAAGTTTTTTATTTTAAATTTTGAAGTAATATCAAAATATTAAGATAGTAATTCCTAATAAAAAGGTCTATTTCTTTTTTAAGAAATAGACCTAGCGAAAAAAGCGCTCAAACCTAAAAATGGCTGATTTAGTATTAGCTGCCCTTATTCAAGTTGGTACTATTAAGTAATTTAGAAAATGCTCAATTAACCTCTCTCTTTAAATTTCTCTGCTTCCATCTAGTCCCTACATCTTATGAAATGGACCCCATATTGCATTCATATTCTTGAGCTGCTTCTCTTCGTAGTTAAGCCTTTTTCTGATTAGCTTGAACTTGGGTCGGGGTTAGCTTGTTTGGATTGTATTTTTTTGAGCGTTTTTTGCTGGTTGCTTTAGATTTCATTTGCACCCACCCCCTTTAGCTCTTAACTTTTCAGCAACTAAACGATCAGCTACACGCTTAACTCGATTCCAAACAAAGTTGTGATCAATTTCAGAACGACCTTGATAAATACGTTCAAGTTGAAATGCCGTAACTGAATAATCCACTTCTAAGGCCAGTAAATCCCAATCTTCATTAAAAGCTGTAGCGTAGGGGGTCAATTGGCTTTTCTGTGCCAAAATACGCAATTGGCGAGCATCTGGACCACGTTTTACAACTGGTTTTGGCTTAGATTTGATTAAACCAGTTGAAAGCGCCCATTCGACACAAGTTTCGCAACGACAACATAAACGCTTATACATAGGTCCGGTGCCGTGAGGCATATTGAGATCACGCCCTATAGACTCAACGTGTCGAATTTTATTACCAGGATGTTTCAGCCATTTCTTAACTGCTTTTTCTAATGCTTTTCGCTCCTTAGATTTAGCTGCTACGTTTGAGTAAGCAACTAATGCGTATTCAGATTTTTTCATATCAACAAATGCGTTCACTGTGCTTTACCTCCACCTATACGAGCATCATCCCAATCACATTCCACAATATCTAAGCCATCATGTTGAAATCTTGACCAAAGCCGGTCCCCAAGATCATCGCGAACCTCAGAAAGGCTTAGGTTTGAAATCACTACTGTTGGCTTCATCTCGTCATAACGAGTAAGTAGAACCTTATGAACACTCTCAAGCAGGTGAGGACGTTTTTCAGCACGGTCATGTAAGCCATATTCGTCAATAATTAATAAATCTTTGCCCACATAACGTTTTAGTGCTTCATCTTCGCTATCACCGCTACGGCGATAGGCACCCGCAATATCTTCAGCTAAGTCTGCAGACGTAATGTAAATAGCCTCCCAGTTTTTAATGATGATATTTTTCAGAATAGATGAACCTAGATGGGTTTTACCTGTTCCAGTACGACCAACAAGGAGTAAATTTCTAAAAACACCTGCATTGAAATCCATAGTGAACTTTTCACAAGTTTTACGAGCTTTGTCTTGTCCTTTGTGAGTTACTGCATAGTTGCTAAAGCCGCTATTTACATGTCTTTTAGGGATACCAGCTCGAGCCATTTTCAAATTTAAAATACGAATATTCTTATCGCTTTCATATTTTTCATTTGACTGCTTCATGATTTTTTCAACACAAGACTGACAAACGATTCGACCATGTACATTGATCATGTATTCTTTGTGGATCTTACAGATCTGGTTTGTATGGGAAATTTTATATTCCAATTTTTGAGGCACTGCGTTCATATCAACTCACCCTTCACAGCTGTGTGAGCAACCGGTTCATATTTCTTTGGCGCTCCCCATTGATCATTTACGTTGCGTGGTAACGATTGATGGTTAGACTGTTGACCAGTAGTCATTTCGGGTTTTTCGTTTAGGTACCAAGATGCTTTGAAGGCACCCCAAGGATTTTGTCTTTTCAAACAATATTCGACGGCTTGCTGAAGTGTGATTCCTGCTTTTTGGGCTTCATTCAAAAGTGCGTCAAAAGCGTTTTCGGTGTTTTGAGCTTTCTTGGCTTTACGTACTTGTAAGAACTCAGCAGCGTCTTTCTCAGGTACACCATTTTTTTTCAAAGCACTCTTGAAACTAAATTTTGCTTGAGTCGATGAATCAACTTCGCCAACGGCGGAGTTGTTATTCCCTTCTGGATTCAGTGAATCAGGATTCAGATTAAGGGAATCAGGATTCAGATTAAAGGAATCAGGAATCAGGGCGTTTTGGTCTGAGATAGAAACAGTTTTAGAACCGTTATCTAACTGTTCTTGTGTGTTTCCACTACTGTTTGCTTGATTCGATTCGCTTTCTTGATAACTGTTTTCAACAGCAGAACCAGTATTTTGAGGGGCAAATGGACCTGTTTTATCGTAAAAATGCTTTAGATCAGCTTTATTTAGCTGAATTGCCTTTCCAACAATTGTTTTGTTTTTTGGATTACGTTGATAGACAGTGTAGATGCCATTTCTGTCAGGTAGCTCACTATCTTTCTCAAGACCATGTGGGTTTTGATGTTTAACAAAGTTAACGATATGGATAACATCAATACCATCAGCGTTATATAACTCGATAAAACCAAACTTAGAAATGTTCTCTAACTGTTCTGCAACGTTTATATCGTCTGCAGGAAATAAAGACATTTTGATTTTCTTAGGTCGATTTTCGAGTCGGCCTTCGCGATCTGCTAAAGTCCAAAGCCCTATAAATAGCAATCGTGCTTCATAAGGTAATTCAATAATGTCTTCATTCATAAAGAATGAGGGCTTAATATTTCTAGATCTTGCCATTTCTTAAGCTGCCTCATATAAGTGTTCATGTGCAAAATTTGCACGTACTAAAGCTTCAGAGAATTGAGGAGGTACAGAATTACCTACCATTCTTCCCTGTTCTGTCTTAGTTAATTTGATAGTGTTTCCATGTTCATCGATCCCATGATCAATGATGTAAGTAGGTTCAAAACCTTGTGCAGTGAATAGTTCTCTTGGCTGAAGCATACGGAAGCCAATATCAACAATTTGGTGCAGCTCACCTTTAACCATTACAAGGCCAAAACGATCACGTGTTGGTATCGTACGAAGTGGCTCATGAATGCTATTTCCGTCTTTCTCACTACCGTAGAAGGCAGTTAAAAATGCTTGTACCAATGCAAAATGACCCGCACTTGTAGTAATGGTGTGTAATGGTTCATCTACTGGTTGACCAATGTTGTTATTACGCAGTTTCACCAGGTTGCTGACGACTAAACTGTTATGATCTTTTGCAGTAATCGTATGAAGTGGTTCACGAATATCACTACCAACTACACCCGTATAATGCTTAGCAATGAACGCAGTAACTAACGCATGATGCCCACCTTTCACCCCTGCGCAAATTGTGCGTAAAGGTTCATCAATAGGCATACATCTTGGGCTAGATGCATTTGCACACTCAGTAAGTACTGGGGCAACGCTTTTAACCTTATCCATTGGAACAATAAATGGTTCTGGATTATTGATCACATAACGGACTAAACCATTTGCTATACGGCGACAAGTTGCCTCAACTAGAGGTTTCTTACGAGTAAAAATACTTGGGCAAGGAATTGACCAATCTATGCATTCTGCAGTGATTCGCCATGGTTTTAATTTCCCAGTTTTAACTGCTTTGCTATCTGGTGCAGCATGCGTAGGCTTGGGCCAAACTATAGGAAAGTTGTCACGGCGAGCAACTAGAAAAAACCGTCTTCTTAGAGTTGGAGATCCGTAATCCCGAGCACTCATTACTCGCCATTCAACTTTATAACCTTGATGACGTAATGCATTAACAAAGCACCTGAATGTTTCACCTTTGTGCTTTTTACTCGGGAATCCATCTTTTCCTAGTCTGCCCCAAGTTTTGAACTCTTCAACGTTCTCGAGCATGATTATACGTGGTCGTGTAAAGTCAGCCCATCTAAGAGCAATCCAAGCTAAACCACGTATTTTCTTTTCAACCGGTTTTCCACCTTTTGCTTTAGAAAAGTGTTTGCAATCTGGACTAAGCCAAACCAGTCCTACAGGCTGATTGTTAGTAACTTTTACAGGGTCAACATCCCAAACATCCTCACAAAAATGACGAGTATTTGGATGATTAGCACGATGCATTGCAATTGCTTTAGGATCGTGGTTAATAGCAATATCAACGGGACGGCCAAAGGCTTTTTCTAAGCCAGTAGATGTTCCCCCCCCACCTGCAAAATTATCAACAATCAATTCATGAGGTAATAAGTTAAGGTTGAGGCACATATTCATAATGCACCACCATTAACTTTTTTAAGCGTTAGTAAAACAGTGAATAATTGACCTGCAGAATATTTAAATGTCTTAACTTCAGTGCACTCAACTAAAAAGCGATGTTCACCAAAATTAACCCTACTTCCTGGTCTATCAAGTGTATAACGGCTCCAACCTTCAGGAATCGGATCACAGGAAAAATGACCGTAGAATTTTTCAGGTCCACATTTAATGCTACAAAGGGGTTCAGCTACCCAAAAAACTTGATTGAGAAATTTTTTTCTCGCACGAAATTGATTGTTTTCCCCTTCCTTAATTCGCATATTTACCGCTATTTCGCATAATTCCCTATCGCGGATATTTTTAGCTTGGTTGCGGTCAACGATGAGTTTATTTTTCATATCGCTCACCCATCCAATCCAATTAATTTCTTAAATTCAGAAATCACATCTACCAGCATTTTTTCGAGGTATACGTAATCAGGATTTAATTTGGATGGCCCACTTTCCCAAAGCCAGTCTTCACCAAATAGTTCACACATGATTGATCGGTCTTTAAAAGTGAGCTGGTCAAAGAAATTTGAAAAACATTCGAATTCAATTTCTTTAAGGTGTTCATAAAAATTTCTAAGATCTCTTTTGGAAATTGCGCCACTTGATCGACCATCTTTTAATTCAGATAGCTTATTGATAGCTATATATTCAATAACTTCATTACCATCCTCAACATCTACCCACTTTTCAATTTTAGGAAAAAGTTTATTAAGTAAATAAGGAGCATAGCATTGGGCAATGAACTCTTTAAAAGTTGGTTGACCAACATGAGAAAAGAAAGCGGAACCGGTAAAACTACTTAATACGACTGTTAGACGTCCACCGCCAGCACTATATAAATTATTTGGATCAACATAAGCTAAAGCCCAGTCTGACTTATATTCACCTATTTTTTTAAAGACGAACTTTTCCATTAAAAGTTCCCCAATGAAATTGTCTTCTCTATATACAATCTGGCTCATGAGGCGCCACCTTGGTTAACTTTATAAGACTTGCCATAGAGGACCGACTCAATAGTGCTAGTACTTACAGCAAATTCTTTTGCCAAATCTTTAACTTTTGAGCCTGATGCACGTTTTTTCCTAACGCTCTCTACTTGCCCTTGATTAAGTTTTGCATTTATATGTGATGCCCCCTGCTTATATCCACCATGCTGAACCCTATCATTTGCATTATCTTGTTTTGTGCCATAAGCTAGATTTTCGTAACGATTATCGGATGGAATCCCATTTAGATGGCGTACTTCTTGATTTTCTGGAACAGGCCCAATAAATGCATCTGCAACAAGTTGATGAACACCAATTGGTCTTGATTTGCCATTACCGATATATACAGAAACGGTGCGATATCCTTTTGAAGTGGTAAATTGCGATAGTTCTTTTGAGTATGAAAAATCAACTCTATTTAGCCCTTTGGCTAACCTACCCTTGCGACGGTGTGTAAAAACTTTCCCATCTGCAGTGACTGAGTAACTGTTAAACGATGGACATCTTTTCATTGATCAATCCTCCGAAAAGAAATACACCAAACCCAAGGGTTTTCATTCCAAGATTCTTTACCTTTTATTGCTTCCCAATGTTTTTGAAAGTTAAGAACTGGGTTATGAGAATTATTGCTTTGCATAGTTGAATCAGTTTTAGGTTTATCAAAACCTTCAGCCTTAGCATCTACATCACTAATTTCATGTAAACGCTCAACACGGATATCAACTATTTCAAGCAAAATACGTGATGCTTTACGAGGCATACGAGAAGATGGCTTCCATCTAACTGGATACCCCTTTCCCTTACAGTCGTAATAAGCAATTTCATTTGGGTTATCTGCTTTGTAGACAAATGACTCATGAGGAGTTCCACCTAAACTTCTAATTTTGGTGCCGTAAGTTTCTTGTACAAAAAGTTGATCACCTACCTTTCCGAAGGGACATACTTGATTGCTATCTACAAAATTTTTAATCGTACCTTTATATGTAGAATTAATACCGTAAGAGTGACCTTTCCAATTAAAACCAGAAGATTGACTAAGTGTAGGTTGTGGCTTAATAACTCGACGAGTTTGAGTTTTGTTGCCACTTAAAATGGCCCTAACCATTTCTGTATTAAATAAAATTGGTCGTACAGTCATGCTGCACCTTCCTGAGCTGGTTTATACAAGCTCACTTGTTCAGCATAATTCCAAGCACGTTCACAGATATTATTAAAAGAAGAGCGTCTTTCATCTAACCACTGCTTACGCCATTCTTTTTGTTCAGCTGGATCTTTAATTAAGTTGTAAGCTTTGAAAAAAGCTGTTCGGTCAAGGTAGGAACCTAATAAAACGCTATTAAAGCTATCTGCTAAATCTTGTTTTTCTTCATCTCGAACTTGAATAAGTGTTTCTTCAAAATTTGTTCCAAATTTAGAGATAAACCATTCTTCATGTCCACCGAAAAGAAAGAACGGAACATCTAAATCATGTTTTATCCCCTTCGCGGAGTATTGACCATTTCCAAGTACACAAGTAACTAAAGCAGCAATTTTTAAATTTGGTGCTTCAAATGTACATTTATCACTAAGGTTTATTAATTCAAAAATCACTGTTCAGTCCCTACCTCAAATCGTAAATCTAAGAAAGCTTGGTTCACTGGACCTACATAACGTGACCAGCCAAAGTTTTCTTGCCAAAACCACCAATTGTTCTGCTCGTCACGCTTCCACGGCGTTCCCTCAGAATCAGTGTGATTGGTTCCTAACGGCCAAACCTTTTTTTCTGAAGTCATGAAATCTCCTTTTGTGCATTGAATGCACGATCTAGAAATTTCTCTTCATCGGTTTGAGTGTTTACGATTTGATGCGGGGCATCTTGATTTATAAGACAAGTTGAGCACTGTTCTTCTTTAAAATCAGTGCATTTGCCTGAGCAGGGATGATTTGCTAAATTACTCACGTTCATTCTTCCAAGGGTTTGAACAGCCATAGACCATTTCCTGTTGGCGCAGGGAGTGGTTTTTTATTTCCAGCTAAGTAGATCAAGCTGGACTGATTTATCACTAGCATTTGTATGCCGCGATTTTTCGGCCCGTAAAGGCACTAATTCGAAGGTATCTCTGGTATACCCGTTATCTTTTGACCCACAAAAAACATTTCTGAGAAACTGATATTCAGATTCAGCTTCTGAGACTTTTCTAGTGCAAATGTTTTTTATTACCTCGAGAGAGCTTTTACCTGCCATCTCACCTTCTACTTCTGAAATCTTTTTCTTACACATAGAACGGATGAGATTAGATAAGGAATTCTTGCCTTCAAGTTTGGCAATCCATTCCATCTTTGCTTTTTCTTCTAAAGTTAATTTCGATGATGCATTTGCAAGAAGTTTTTCAGCCATGGTTATGCCTCATACATTCCTAAAATTGGTTTTTATGCAGATCGATTTAATTGTTTTGTCTTGGATTCCTCATATTCTCTTTTCTGTTCAGAGGCAACTAACGCGTCTAAAGCAACACCTTTGTTATAAGCAACTTCTTTTTGTTCGCCACTTGCAATTTTTGAAACAGAACTTTGAGAAATCCCAGTTCTTTCTGAGATTTGCTGTTGAGTCAAACCTCGACTATTTGAAAGGTAAATAACCTTATCTTGAATATTCATGCACATATAAATGCCTCCGTGTTAAGGCATATTTTTATTCACTAATGAATAGTTGTCAATACATTAATGAATTGTTTCACAAAAAATATTCATTTTTGAATAAAATTAGCTATCCATCTTGGAGTTGGAAAAATGCACCTTCAAAAAAACGTTAAGTACCTGTTAAAAAAATACAGCACTACTACTACAGGTCTTAGTAAAAAGTCTGGAGTACCACAACCTACACTTTTTCGTTGGGAGAATGGGCAATATAAAGAACCAAAGATATCTACCGTTGAAAAATTAGCCTCTTGGGCAGGCTATGATGCCAATACACTGCTCAATAATGACTTAGAAGCCATTGATAATATTAATAATGATTTAGATGAATTGGTGTTAGATAACAATGTAAATCTATCAAATAAAATCAAATTAGATGGAGAGCAAATTCCAGTTATTTCTTGGGTTGCAGCAGGTTCATTTACAGATGTTCAAACAGTATTGAAGGACACTGAAGTACTTGAATGGCTTCCACCAATGAAGAAAGCTGGAAAAAATGGTTATGGACTTATTGTAACTGGTACATCAATGTTACCTAAATTTGAACCAGGTGATCGAATATATGTAAATCCAGACTACCCAGTTTTTGATTTAAAAACCAATGATTTAGTTATTGTTTCTTGTGCTGGTGATACACAAGCTACATTTAAGAGATTAATAATTGAAGATGGAGAAGAAAAATATTTAGAGCCACTAAATACTAAATGGCCTGAACAAATTATTAAGCTAACAGAAGAATGTAAGTTGGTTGGTAAAGTCGTTGGTATGCATAGAGAGTTTTAAGGATAAATAAGATGTTGAAAGTAACTGAATTTCAAGGAATTAATACTGTTTTAACAACTTTTGCAGAAGAAGTTATAAAAACTCAACCTGAATTAGCTGCTAATATTCTTTTAAATATTAAAAATATTTCTAATGAACACCATCCGTTAGTTGAACAATCTTTCATCTTAGATAATTTTGAAAACCATGATTTAGCATCTTTAAATATAAAAGAAGCTTTAAATAGTTTTAATCATGAGTTAGCAAGATTAATGATTTTGACTAAAAATAATTTGATCAAAAACTAAAAATGATTGGATTCCGTTCAATTGAATGTTAACCCTTGTAAATACATGTAAATATATACGAAATACTCAGTTTAATACTGGGTATTTTTTTGCCCTAAATAAATCATATTGGTTGTTTTATATACAATTAATTCATTAGTGAATAATTTGTTGTTGATTTAATCTATTCATTGATGAATAATAATTTCACCAACACATCTCATGGTGAATAAAAAATGAGTCAATTACGCTCCACAGATTGCGAAGAATTTATCAATGACATCGATGGCGGAGCCTTTGCAAAACAACTTGGCTATGCAGTTAGTAAGGTTGCCAGTGCTGCTGTTGATACACAAAAAGTCGGCGAGATCACAATTAAATTAAAGTTCTCTAAAGGCGTTGGTCACAACAACGTTACTGTAGAGCACAAACTAATTTCAAATGCCCCACTCCCAAAAGGTAAAAGTGTCGAAGAACACGGTGACAAAACACCTATGTATGTAAACACACGTGGTGATGTATCGCTTTTTGCTAAACACACTGACCAGCTTTTTGAAGAAAAAGCTTAATTTTTAAAATCTTTTTACTCAACTAAAGGAAAGACCTTCATGTCTGAAAAAATCGAAATCGAAAAATTTCTAGGTTTAGCTAAACCTGTAATTCCACTTGAGCGTGGTCAGCTTGTAGCATTGCATCATGACTATAGTGTTGTAGCTGCTGAAAAATTTATGGAAGCTCGCTTCCGTCCTCATGGGGAATTTACTACACCAACATTTAATGACTTTAAGGATTTTGTAATTGCAGAAGGCGGTAAAGATACACCAATTTTTGTTAATCAAAATGACGTAAAAGCTATTGCAGTTCTTAACTTCCATGGTGAAGGACAAGCCCAAGGCCATTGTGACTACTTAGCTTCTTTATGTTTAGAATCAACTGTTGTATGGAAAAAATTAAATCAACTTAAAGACCATAAGTTAGATCAACGTAACTTTGCTGTTTTCATAGAAGATTGGGCTCAAGTACTTAATGCATTTGATGAAAATAATAATGTCATTGATATTAAAGATGCCCTTGTTGCAGTACGAAATATGCAAATTGAAGCATCGACTACTAGTAACGCTGAAGTAGAAAACACACGTCAGGTTCAATCTGAAATGGCCCAAATTGCGGCGTCAGCTAAAAAAGGCGTATTACCTGCTTATTTCACCATCCAAGATTCAGCTTACTTAGGTCTTGCAGAACGAGAAATCAAATTACGTTTAATTGTGAATAGCACTGGCAGCACACCTCAGTTTGCCATTCAAATTGTCAAAGAAGAGTTATTACGTAATGAAATTATTGAAGATTTCAAAGAAAAAGTAATAGCTTTACTCCCTGAGAACCCTGTTCGAATCGGGTCATTTAAATCTTAAGAAATAAAAAAAGCCCTGAAAACTTTGGACGGCTATCGGGGCTTTTTTCAACCAATACTACGTAATCGTCAAAAGGTGAACTCTCATGGATCACTACAAAGACAAAGTTATAGACGAACAAGGCTTGATTAGCGTTTCGGAGGCGTTACGAGCTATGGCTTGTGGTCGTGTTATTCAATGTTCAAGTAAAGACTTTCCAAATTGGAAGGACATGGAAATCACAAATATTAATGCGAAAAATTTAATTGATGAAGAGCGCATTAATAAAAACGGCTTTAAGTACAGATATAAACCTTCGCAAATGTCTGTAAATGCTGACCTAACACAAATGAAAAAGCCTCAATGACTTTGGACGGCTATCGAGGCTTTTTCTACCAATACTGTACGTATAAAGGCAAATTATTATGAATCAGAAATATATAAACAGTCAATCTACCCCATCTACACCTATTTGTTTCGTGCCTGAACTTAGCGGGAATAAAACAAATAAACCAGCTACTTCTAAACTTTATCAGCATCCATCAGCAGAGGATCTAAAGTTTAAAAAAGATAGTAAATGGCCGTATGTTTTATGCTTCCTTATATTTAGTGCATTAGCTATTGCTTTCCTTTATGCATGTGATGCAGAGGCTCAAGTGCGTGAGCAGAAGACGCAACATTGGCAACAACAATTTAACTCAGGCGAACCTGTTGATGTTCAAGTACATGTAGTTAAATTAGGTGGTGCACAATGAGAACAAACTATTTACGAGGATCTAAACGTTACGAAAATAATCTGAATGGTCAAGTAAACCAAAAATCAACTTTCCGTGAATTCCTAGGGAAGGATGAAGAACATGGTTTATACAAAGTCCGTCTTGGCTATACAGTTTATGCTGCAAATCACACTTTAACTCGTGTTTATACGGTTAATGAAAACAATGAATTAACTCCTGTTTCACAATATACGTTAAATACAAAAGAGTGGATTTTACGAAATCTAGAAACCGAAATTAAATATCGTAGAGGACGTGAATTAGGTCAAATTCTTCAAAAAACGCACATACCTTCCCCTGACCGAAAAGCTTACAAAATTCGTCGAGGTTTTCTTGGTACACGCTAGTTGGGGATATTTATGTTAGTTATTAAATCTTTTCGTGTGATTTATGGTACTTGTCCAAGATGTACTAATGACAAATGCACTTTAGGTGTTAGTCATTCTGGCTCTGGTGCTCAATGGGAATGTCACAACTGCGGCTTTTGTTGGCCTAACAGTTAAATGGTGCATGATCAATGAAAGCAATTATTTTAGATACGGAAACCAACAAATTAAATGGTTATCCAATTGAAATCGCTTATGCGCCTTTTAGCTTAGAGAATGGTCAATTGTTAGTTCATAAGGATGAGGTTTTTAACCGTTTCTATTCTTGTCCTGAACCCATTGATTTAGAAGCAATGGCTGTACACAACATCATTGAAACGGATATTGAAGGTCAACCAAGTTGCGAATCGTTCCGGTTACCTGAAGGTGTTGAGTTCATTGTCGGCCACAATATTGATTACGACATCAAAGCTCTAAATAAATGTGGACCAGCAATTAAGGTAAAGACTATATGTACTTTAGCTTTAGCAAGGGACGTATGGCCTGATTTAACAAGTCATAAATTGGCTGTTCTGTACTATTTCGTAATGAGTAACCGTGAAGAAGCACGCAAGCATTTAAGACATGCACATTCAGCACGGGCGGATGTTTATTTTACTGGGATTATCCTTATAGCTCTAATTGAACGACTGGGAATTAAAGACCTTAATTCTTTATATCTTATGTCTGAAGCAGTTCGTTTACCCAAAATAATGACTTGGGGTAAACACAAAGGAACACCTCTTAAAGAATTACCGCGCCCATATATCTCATGGCTACTGAATAAAGAAGACCTTGACCCACATTTGCGTAAAGCGCTTCAAAATATTTAAAGGTTAGCAACTATGAAACCTACTCTATTTACGCCTGAAACATGGGCGGAGTTTACCCAACAACTCAAAAATTCTTGGGAAAATGATAACGCTGGTACAGATTCACCTATTTTCGTTGTTCAATCAAAAAATATTGTGTGGGGTTTAGACCCTGCAAGCGATTCAGTTGAAATTACGAATATTGTAGATGTAGATCAGGAATCAAAATATAAATCAGTTGAAGAGTTTTTTGATTCACTAAAAGCTGCAGAAAAACATGATTTAAATGGCTTTGCAATTGAAGAGGAAGACGAACTATTTCTCGATGTAAAAGCAACTACTCAAATAAGCATTTTAAGTGACTGGTATGACCGCAATATTCATATCTGCCATGGTAAATATTTTTGGGAAGATGTTAATTGCCATCTAACTCGTTCAGCTGCAGATGCATTTATTAAACGAAAATCGCATGATTTCGGTGAATTGCGGGTATTTGTTAAGTCACTATATTGGTGTGAGGAGTTTAAGAATTTACTTAACGCAATTATTAGTGGTGAAGTAGGTTTGACAAGTATAGATGACGACAACATCCTAAATGTTTTGGGACCAATTGAACCTAAAGCAGATAAAGAAACTATCTCAACTCAAGCAAAAAAAACTGCGAAGAAGGCCAATAACAAAGAGGAAAATTGGACTCGTTACCATAATGACAAACCTGTTGAGTCTCCGTTAGCTGGCCTTATTGAAAAGCTAAAGAAAACTAAAACTGCAGATGCAGCTAATAGTCTCATTGAGGAAACGAAAGACTGGGCTTCTGAAGATCAAAAATCTTTTTTAACTGAGTTAAATAAACACTTAGTCATCATTGCTGGTCAATCGAAAGAAAATATTTCAATTTCTGAACGAGTCAAACGAGCTACAGACCTGACTACGTTGGATGCGATTGAAATTGATATTTCAGAAACAGATGAACGTATTCAAGAACCCCTAATGGAGCTGGTTATAAAAAGAAGAAAAGAACTTGAGGTTGAAGGTAACTTTTTATTGGAGTCGCCTCAATGATTCAAATTTATAACAGCAAAACTAGAACTTTTACTGTGATAGGTAAACGAACCCAAGTTTTCTTAAATGTTTCACTTAATGAAACAGAAGCTTTGCTCTTCAAAGCGAAACTTAAAGATTCTATTTGGAGAATGTAAATGATGCGTAACATCCCAGACTCTTTGTCGCTTCCGTTCACAGTATGGATGTGTGAAAACGGATTTTATCCATCTCATAAAAATGGATTCATGGTTTTAAAACGTGGCAAAGAAGTAGCAAAGATATCAATGAATGAAACAAAATACGGTTTCCCAATGAATGATATTTGCCAAAAGAAATTTGCCTCGTTCTGCAGAGCATGGATGAACAGAGATAAACACTTTATTGAGCAATTACGTTTGCGTGGTTTAGCAAGATTAAATCAAAAAAGTTATCAGTTGGTGGCATAAATGGAACAGGAATATAAAGGGAACATGAACTATCCCTTTCAAGACCATATTGTTCTAAATATGGAGGAAAATATTGTTAATTTTCCAAGCTCTAACCTACGTAAGTGCCAGCATATACAAGTCGAAATTGATAGCAAGGCTTTAGAACTTATTTGTATGAAATGCAAGGCAAAAGTTAATCCCGTAATCTGGATTAAAGATACTTTGAAATATTGGTCAAGACAACAAACTCAGATAACAGAGCAAAAAAAGCAGATTAAAGAAGATCTTGATGAGCTCAAAAAGCGGGCTCGTACTAAGTGTCAACACTGCCAAAAAATGACTGCTATCAATCTGAAAAATTATAAATTTTCAATTATTGGATGACCTATATGAAAGATGTTAATACAGAAATTACTCCGACTTTATGGTGCGTAAATATTCCTGAAGAACCTGAATCTAGCCCCATTTTACATCCGGTACCTACTCAAAAAATTGGTAAACAGCTTGTTTACCGACTTAAGAAAGAAGCCTTACAAGCTTTTCCAACAGTCGGTCAATGCATTGCTGATGCTATTACTTTTGAGGAGTGGCAAGGAAGCAAAGAAGACCATGAAAAATATCTTCAAGACAACAAAAACTGGTGGTTAGAGACAACTTTTTTGGGTGAAGGCGGATGATAGATTTGAATAAGGAAAGAGTGGCATTTGAAGAAGCTTATTTGAGTGTTGGTGGTAAACAGCGTGAACTTGAATTTGAAGGCGGAGAGTATACAAATTCAAAGTCACAGCTAGGTTGGGATTTATGGCAGATAAAAGCCAAAGTTCAGGAAGTAGCATTACCTGAAACACGAGCAGTAACTTTAACCTGCGCCGAACTGAAAGATGCCTTTGATTTTGGAGCCCCTGATGGTGAGAAAGATCAATTCCAGATGGAAACTGAAATGACCATCAAATGGCTCCAAGATGGTTATGACGGTGAAGGATACTACTGTTGGTATGCTGATTTACCTGAGGAAGGTTGCATTAAGTTGGGTGTTAGCGAATCGGGAGCTGAGGGATGAATGCACAAATTTTAGATCCATGCTGCGGTTCAAAGATGATGTGGTTTGATCGAAACAACCCAAATGTAGTGTATGGAGATATTCGAAAAGAAGAACATACATTATGTGATGGTCGTACCTTAGTGATTGAACCAGATGTATTAATGGACTTTCGCAAAATGCCTTTTAACGATGAGCAATTTTCTTTAGTCGTTTTTGACCCTCCCCATCTTGTGCAAGCTGGAAAGAAAAGTTGGTTAGCTGCCAAATATGGAAAATTGTCACAGGATTGGCGTGAGGATATACAAAAAGGTTTTTCGGAATGCTTCCGTGTTTTAGTGAAAGGTGGAGTTTTAATTTTCAAATGGAATGAAACACAGATCAAAGTTAGTGAAATCTTAGAGCTAACAGATCAAAAGCCATTGTTTGGCCACATTAGTGGAAAGCGCAGCAATACACATTGGATTACTTTTATGAAAGCGGAAAGTAAGGAGGGGTAAATGTTAAAAGATCTGAGAAATCTATCTGATGCAGAGCAACAAGAATATTTGGATCGCTTCATAATGGCTAATGAAGAACAGAAGTTTCCTCAAGAAGTTGTGGCACTTTATTTAGATTGCTCGCCTTGGACATTAGCTAGAATGCGTTGTGATCAATCATCACTGCCTTTCTCGAAAATTGGGAGACGTGTTTCATATAAAAAGAAAGACGTTTTGAAGTATGAGCAAAGCAAGACTGTGCTTAATACAGCACAGCTTGCAACAGTTTAAGGCGGTTAAACCGCCTTTATTTCTTTTAATCTTTCTGTCCAAACAGATTGGTAGTTGAAGCAATCAATCTTTCCTTGATAAACCGCCTCAATCATATTCATCGAAGCTCTTAATTCCTCATCTGGAATTTGAACATAACCACCTGTCACATCAATTCTTGGTTTAGCCGTGTGATTAAGAAGTCTTTTTGTCACATAAATATTAAATCTTAAAAGGTTGCATATAGTGGCAAATGTACGACGGAAATCATGCATTGAAACGTAATAGTCAACTTCCTTACCCACTCTATTCAATAATGTATCTACCTTAGTCGCATGCATATTCCACGAAGTAGGCATCTTAGTAGCTGGGAAAACCCAATCGTTTTCTCTTAATAACCAACGTTCACGCAAAATACTGTGTAGATGATCACCAATAGGAAAAGTATGATCTGAACCATTTTTGGTATCTCTAAAAGTTAAGGTACCATTTTTAATATCTACATCAGCCCACTTTAGACAACATGCCTCCTGTTTACGGCATCCCGTATACATGCACATCAATACGATATCCCGATGCGTGTTTGACCTAGCAGTATTTTCCAGATTCAACTCATCTTCATAATGAAGCACCGCATTGTAATATTTGTGAATGATGTCTTTATGGAGATGTCTATCCCTACTTGCTATTTTATTCCAACCTCTTGTTACGGAAATAATGTCAACTGGATTACTTTTAAGGATCGGGTTCTCATCTGTTGAATAAAGAACATGAATATACTTCCATAAAGTACCTAAAAGAGATACAGCACCATTTGCTGACGACTCACTTACTTCTGATACCTCAATAAATCGATCCAATACTTCTTGCTTAGATATCTGGAAAAGCTTTTTGTTGCCCCACCCTAAATATAAATCAAAGTATTTATGGTATTGCCTAATTGTTTTCGGCCTAAAGTCATTTCTATCAATATAAATTTGAAGAGCTTCATTCACTGTAATATCTAAAGGATTAGCAACATTCTTTAATTTGATAGGCTTTTCATATTCATTGTTTGAAATTTTCGCCAGAATCATCTGAGCTTTTGCTCGAGCATTTGTTGCAGGAATATCGGTGGTTTTACCAATTGTCACTCGATAGAGTTCACCTTCATGCCTCCTTTCAACAATATAGGTTTTACTTTTATTAGTTACCCGAACAGCAAAACCGATCAGTTCTGCATCTCTATATATTTTTTGACCTTTTTCAGTTAATGGAATAGCATCAACAGTAGATTTGTTGAGTTTCAT